TAAGATAGTTTAAGTTATTTTAACCTAAACTATTTTTATTCTTTATATAAGTATTATATAAATTTTAATTATTAAATGAACAATGACAAAAAAACTACAAAATGGAATATTAATTTACGAAAAAAAACAGAAACTATAAATAAAAAAGAACCATTTTTAATTTCATCAACTTTTCAACAACCGCTATTACAAGAGTTACCATCCTCAACCCAAAATACGAATAACCCTTTAAATACAACATCATCTATAAGTATAGAAAATTTTAACTTTGGTTCAATTGGTAACGCATTTCCCCCAAACAATTTTAATGTTGATTCGATTAGTAACGCATTTAAACCTAACGAACTTACTCCACATAATATTTTTAACGACTCTAATCAAAAATCATCTTATGAAAAAATATTAAAAGAAAACCACGGTAATTTTACAAAAATAGAAAATGCTGAACCAGATACTTATCCTGGACAACATAATAATGTAGATTCATCTGGCTTTTATTCATTAATGGTATATAATGGAAATACGTATCTTAATGGATTTAATTGTAATAATGAAGGATGTGATATGAGCGGGGTTGATATATATGTAAACTGGATTAATTGTAAAAGTGGAGATTGTGATATGAGCAAAGTAGATATAACAGACGATTTAAATAATACATCTGTAAATACACCCGGGTTAGTGTATTTTAGAAATGGAGGAGATACTATGATTGACGCCAGTACCATGAATTTAAAAGGTGTTACATTTGGTGGAAAATCTCTTACTAATTATTTAAAATCAAAAAAAAATAATAATTTAACAACAACATATAATAATTCAACTATAAAAGGCGAAAAATCGTTAAATTTACCAACATTAACTACACCAATTAATAGTAAGAGTTTTGATATAACTACCCAATCATATTATACACCTGCTAATTCAAAACCAAATAATAATGATTCTATTGTAAATTTATTTGACGCACCATCTACTGTTCGAACAAACCCGTTTACATCAAATACAATGAATATAAAGGTTGGTGACAGCGAAGAAGGAATGACAAATTCAAACACTGAAGGTGTAGTTAAATTAAATATTAACGGGTCTAATCCAAAACAAACATTTAAAAATTTTATTTCATGGTGGAAGTATACGTTTGCTCCGTTTATACGCGAATATAATCCAATTGCTTTAATAAATGTTACGATTATTTTCTTTTTTAATGTATTTATTGAACTATTTAAAGGAAACTATCAAGTATCCTCTTATATTAGTATTTTAATATATTATTATATTTTTATTGGTTATTTAATTTGTATTTTTATTACATATAATTTGTTTTATTCTTTTTTTTTAAAAGAAAAGCCATCATCTGACAAAGTAAATTTAAATAATACCGAACCTGGAAATTTAAACTTTTTTTTATCATTATCAAATACCATTTTATCAAATATACCCCCTCTCGGATTTGTATTTGGATTAAGATATATTATTAACCAAATACCAGACTTTTTAATAATAGCGTTAAAATGGATGAAACTAGATACTCAAGATTCTTATAAAATTATTTTTATTTTTCTTTTTTTGTTTTCTTTTTATTTTATTATTCGATTAAGTATTATGTTTTATTATGCTTTTTGTAACTCTTTTCGGTTTGGTAATGATGATTCTGGTAATACAGATACTTTTACAAATAATATTACAATATTTTTAGTAATATATATTATTTTTACTACTATTTATTATTATAACACTTACTCAAATGGAACTCCTATACCTCCTATAATAATATATACAATACCTTATTTTATTTTTATTATATTGTTTTTAATTATAAAAATTATTATATCAATTTCACTAGTATGGATTACCGTTTTTTTATTGTGTATATATGTTTTTTTTGTAACAATTGTTCCGGTTCAAGGGTTTACTATAATTCATGATGTACATAATTTCTTTAATACATTAAATACAACTTCAAATTGTGAAAATGACAATAATGACAATAATGACAATAACTGTAATAAATCTAGTTTATTTTCAAAAATAATAAAGTTTGTTATTAATTTTATTTATAAAAATATATTTCAAATTGGGTTAATTCTTATTTTTACTTTTCAACTTATTGATCATTGTTATAGTATTAACAATGAGTATATTAATTTTAAATCAATGTTAATTATTATATGTTTATTATTTATATTTTTGGGTATTGTATTAATATTATTTACTAAGTTACAAGAATTAGCTTTAAATGTTATGGTTATGAGTTTAAATATATCGTTTTATATTATTATTCCTATAATAATAATTATAGGTCTTATTAGAAAAGAATCCGTTTATGAGGTATCTAACGATGTTAATCAAGAACAGTTAAATAAAGTAATCAACACGTTTTAAACAGACAAATTTTAAATTTAACCCTTTACCATTTATAGTTTCATTTTTTATTACAATGTACGAAAAAATGAAACCATATATACAACATTACAAAACACAAAAACCCTTTACCGACAAATTCGTCGATATATTTTTTATTACTATATAAAATAAAATTAAAAAGTCCAGAAACGGCAAAGAGTTAAACCTTGTAATTTAAAGGGTTAACGATAAGCTAAAAACTCATTAACCCGTAATTTTTTACTTTTATATGTTAAACTTATTTCATCGAAACACTCATTAACATATTTTACAATTGGTTCAATTTCTTTAATAATTGCTTCTGTTTCATTGGTAAATTCTTGAACCGACAGTCTTAATGATTCCATAAACCTTAATATAATATCACTTGTTCCATTTGTTAATAATTCTAAAACATTGTATATTTCTTGTGATTTTGCGTATTTTTTATCGTTTTTTTGTATTTGAATTTTAAAATTGCTTTCTGATATTTTATTTCTTATTAATAAAATACGCAATTTACGATTACGTTCTACATAATCGTATCTATAAACAGGCATAATTACTTGTCGTAAATGGTGTATATGTCTACAAACAGATAATATATTGTTTATTAATTTGTCCTTTTTACCGTCATTAATATTTTTTTTTGAACGAACCAAAAAAACTATACTACGGGTTGTTTCATTTGTAATTTCGGTAAAAACTGGACAATCATTTGGATTAACTATTGGTTGTGTTATAATGTTATCGTTTTCTTGACGTCTTATCCATTCAAAATAATGCGGATTATGTATATTAACATTCATTATTTTACGTGTTAACCAATCAAAAGCGGTATTACATTTGGTACAAAACATTTGGTTACATCCGTCGATTTTAAAAATACCCATATTACATTTGGGACACGGTTTGGTATCCTTTTCTAATAATTTTGCCGTAGCCAAGTCATTTTCATTACATACATGTAATGCGGATTGATGTATTGTTTGGGTTAGTTCAGTATGATTATTTGATAATGTAAACCATATTTCGTTATTTGTATTATTTTCTTGATTAGGAAAAAAGGAATTGGAATTTATATATATAGATTCTTTAGCCTCTTCACTTGGTTCATTTGGTTCACTTGGTTCAGTCGGTTCAATTGGTTCAGTCGGTTCAGTCGGTTCACTTGGTTCAGTCGGTTCAGTCGGTTCAGTTTCTTTCGTTTTTTCAACTGGGTTATTATGTTCTGTTTTAATTCGTTCGTTTAGTGGTTGATGACAATCTTTACAGTATTTGGTTTCACAAATACCACATTTCCAATGATGATTAAGAAATCCATTACATTCATTTTTAGGACATGATCTAACATATTGTTCCTTTTCATGTGTTTTTTTATTTGATAATTCTCTATGTTTAATTAAAAGTGAGTCGTAATGTTTGTTTAATTTTGATATTTCTTTACTAATTTTTGTTATTTCTTCATAACTTTTTTCTAGTTCGATTTGATTAATAACATAGGGTTGGGTTTCTACGAAAAGTGCTCGTTCTTGTTCTAGTAATACATTTTCACGATGAACCTTATATTTGTTTGTTAAAAAAGATTGCGGAAAATTATTAAAAAGAAATTTTCTTGTCCATTCTCTGGAACATATGGTTTTTATATTCATACATTGTGGAATTGGTTGTTCCAAAATATATGTTTTACAACACTCTAAACATGCTTCAAAATTACAATACATACAGCTTATTAGTTTTCTTTTAACACTACTTGTTGTATTAGCACATATTTGACATTCCATTTTAATTATTGGTATTTTTTATAATTATAATAATTTATATTTATCCCTTTAATGTTTTTAACAATTTTACACTATTAAATATTTTATATTTCTTAAATATTTAATATCATATATGGCGTGGTATCTTATTACAACGGTATCTTATTACAACTCTATACATCCCCCCCCCACCCCACCCTTGCTTTTTATATTACATTAACCCTTTGCTGTTTCTAAACTTTTTAAAATATTCATTTTTTCTTATATTGTAATAAAAAAATGAAACCATATATGGTATTAACTATATACCCCCCCCACCCAACACCCTTAACCCCAACCCCATAAAATTTAAAATATTTACAAACAAATTTGCCAATATAAACGGTGATGGTTAATAAATTTTTTTATTTTTTACTTTAGTTTAATTTTTAGTTTAGTTTATAAAACTACAAACGAGAAAATATGGGTTATCTGTAATCTCTATATTTATATATAATTATTAATAAACAATGAAATTGTCACCTTTAACCGTATTTTTGTTATTACTTTTTTTTCTGGTAATTTCTATTAGTTTTCATCAATGGATAAGTAAATATTTTACAGATAACAAAACAAGGAGTATTAGCGAATATGGTTTTTTTAATGGGTTGGTAAATATGGAAGGATATAGTAATCAAGTTACTGAATTTGCTGATAATGCGAGAGGGTTTACTACACCAAAACGTGATTCTGTTTCAAAGTCAAATCCTGACCAACTAAATGTTAGTCCAGTGTATGATATTTGTAATGTATTGGTTACTAAACCAAAAAAAGCCACACTATACTATGATATTTGTGGTAATTTAATAAATTTTCCAAAAAACAAAAAAGTATACGATGACCTAGGTAATAATATTTTAGCACCATCAGTACTTGGATTTATGGGAGATGAAGTAGGAAATATATTAGCAAATACATTTTATGATGAAAACCAAATATTAATAAAAGGTTTTAAAAATTATAATGGACCGGTATATGATATATATCATAATTTAATATATTTTCCATATATTGATTCAAACAATAATTATGCGGTATCTTCAATAATGACACCTACTATATATAACTCATATGAAAAATATGTAAACAACAAAGATAAAACCGATATTTCTTGTTCATCCATATCTGATATTTCTTTCGCATACAAGTTTTTTGATAAATCTTTAGACGACTATATTAGTGAGTATTACAAGTATACATGGGATAAAAATAAGCAAGATTATATTAATAATTACATTTTAAATGACAATTATATCTTAAAATCTTCATGTACTAACCAAAATAACGCATATGATGTAAGACATAAATGGGATGATAATGATTGGAATAATTCAAAAGGGCTTATAAGTAGTTTAGGAAGTGGAATTCAAAGTACTGCGACCACCGTTGGTAAAGATGTTCAAGCAGTAGCAGGAGCAGTTGGGGGTGGTCTTCAAAGTACTGCGACCACCATTGGTAAAGATGTTCAAGCAGTAGCAGGAGCAGTTGGCGGTGGTCTTCAAACTGTAGCTTCTACCGTTGGTAAAGATATTCAAGCCGTAGCAGGTGCGGTTGGAAGTGGTATTAGTTCAGGATTAAATATAAACCCTACCAATATAAATACACATTATGACTATGAAAATGTTAAAACTGGTAATAATAGAGGATTGGCCGGTAATTACAATGGTGATAATACTATAACAAATAAAGGGTACTTAAGTGGAACAAACCAATTTTCTTCATCACTACCGGCGGGTGTTGCTAATTTTAATAATAATTATAATGCTACTCCAATAAAAGACCAAACATCAACCTTTCTCCCAGTTACTGCTGATTTTAGTAAATTTGGTCGATAAAACCTACATTACCCTCCTAAACATTATATAAAATCTTGTAATAAATATAAACGGTTATGAATAATACTATAAAATACAATTTACTAAATGTTAAAAAATCAATTAGTAAATAATTTATTTAATATTAAAGAAAAAAATACATTTATTGAAATTTCCAACCCGTGTAATACGGTTAATAATAAAAATCCTGAAATTTTTAATAATAAATTTATAAATACATGTCAAAAAAGGCAATGTTCTTCAGAGGAAACCGAAGGTTTCCTTAATTTTATTGATTTAAATACTATTCTTGAAAGAAATCATATTTCAAACGAAATTAAAAAAATACTTAATTCATTTGAAACAAATTGTAAGTCCATTAATTTTAAAAAAGGAATTTATATATACGGATCTCCCGGTTGCGGAAAAACACAATTTGTAGTAAATCTTCTTACAACTTTAAATTATGATATTATAAAATATGACGCAGGAGATGTTCGTAATAAATCACTTATTGACACAATAACCAGTAATAATATATCAAATTGTAATGTTCTTCAATTAATGAATGGAAACATTAAAAAAATTGCTATTTTAATGGATGAAATTGACGGTATGAACAATGGAGATAAAGGAGGTATTACTTCTTTAATAAAACTTATTCGACAAAAAAAAACAAAAAAACAAAAATCAGAACATGTAACATTAAACCCAATAATTTGTATTGGAAATTATTACGTCGACAAAAAAATAAAGGAATTAATGAAAGTATGTAATGTATTTGAATTAAAAACACCTACTGATAAACAAATAAAAGCTATTATTCAAAAAACTATACCAATTTCATTACCACATTCTTTGGAAAAAATTATATTAAATTATATTCAAGGGGATTTGGTAAAATTGAAATTTATTATTAATCTTTATAAAAAAAAACCGAATTTACTAAATGAAGAAATATTATCGGCAATTTTTGTTATAAAATCTTATAATTATGATGCCAAAAAAATAACACAAACATTAATAAACACGCCGGTTTCTTTAGAAGACCACGCATCATTTATGAATGAAACAGATCGAACAATCGTAAGTTTGTTATATCATGAAAATATTATAGATGTTTTTAAAAAAAATGTAATATCCCCTGTTCTTTGTAATTCAATTGACAATTTAAATTTATCTAGTTTAAATATTAAATCATTTTGTGATGCTTCTTGTAATGTTGCGAGTAATGTTGCGAGTAATGTTGCGAGTAATGTTGCGAGTAATGTTGCGAGTAATGTTGCGAGTAATGTTGCGAGTAATGTTGCGAGTAATGTTTTATATGATAATTCTTTTAATTTACTTAATTTTTATAATAATTCCAATTTATTTTGTTTACAAAAATCAATACCTTTTATTGTTAAAAAAGAAACTAATTTACAAAATAAAATAAAAGATAATATTACAAAAAAGAATATAGAAGATAATTTAAAAAAATATGAAAAAAAAATAATAAAAACCACTACAAAAGTAAAAAAAAACAAAAATACCCAACTACATGAGACACTTACACCTACCCAACTACATGAGACACTTACACCTACCCAACTACATGAGACACATACACCTACCCAACTACATGAGACACATATTATTCCATTTTCTAAAAATACTTTAAAATACTTTAATATAATAAAAGATGCTTCCGGTAAAACTTACGATTTTCCAGATTTTATGTTTTTTTATCTTAAAGTGCTAGATAATATTTGTTACGCAGATTATATTGATAGAATTACATTTCAAAATCAAATATGGGTTTTTAATGAAATGAGTTCTTTAATTAAAACGTTTTATAATAATTATATTTACCATAAAACATTTCCAAACAATCGCGGAAAATTTCAACCAGATGAAGTTCGATTTACAAAAGTTTTAACAAAGTATTCCACCGAATACAATAATCAATTATTTATTTACAATTTTTGCCAAGAGTTAAATATGGATAAAAAGGACATGAAATCGTTTTTTAAAGAATTGCGATTAATTTACGGAAAAACATTTTATAACCAAACTGATAAATTAAACAAAGTAATGGAAATGTTTGAAACACTTAATATATCTAAATTAGATGTAAAACGTATATATAGGTTTTTAGATAAAAATGTTAAATATACAGAATCCGCATTAAATGATATTGATGAAGAAGAAGACGATTTAGAAGTTGAATAAAAAATAATTTACGGTTTGTATAAAATATTAATTTGTTCTTCCAAATTTTTTATATATATCATTAAATATTCTATTTGATGTTGTTGAAATTGGATTAAATGTTGTATTTCTTCCATTGAAAGAGGACGAGGTAATTCACCCTCTTTATTTACCATTATTTGTGGTTGATTTTGTATTTGCTGTTGGTTTTGAGTTTGTAAAATAGTATCCCTATTTTTGCGCAATTCATCAATTTGTTTTAAAACATTAGGTTTATTTGTTGGTTTACCTGGTTCATAGTTTTCTAACAAATTATCTAATTCTTCCATAAAAAATCGTTTAATTTTTTCATCTACCAAATGACCCTTACGAAAAAAATCATTAACCGATTTTTCGCTTTTTTTTATAAATGGATTTGGAGACTCATTTAATAATAAACGTTTATCAAATGTATTTTGATCATGACTAAAAACCAATATAGTTTTTAATGGGTTTAATTGACAAAGAGGAATATTATATTCTTTTAAAAAATCTTTTTCTTCGGCAAGTTCTTTATAATCGTCGTATTTGCTTATAGAAAGCAATTTGCGGTGAAAACAAAATGTTCCAGCGGTGGAGTGGTTCGGACCATACGGACCAAATTGTATAAGTTGTTCGGGTTCTCCTGATTTTAATTTTTTAAAATAGCAATATAGTTCGCTAGATCCAGCAATTAAACATGACGGATTTTTTTCTAACATTTCAATTGAATGGCTTATTCTGTCATGAGGATACCAGTCGTCATCATCAAAATAAATAATATATTCGCTTTTTGGTGAAATAAGAGAATGCATATAATTACGTTTTTTTCCCAGAGACATTTTTTCATTAACACGATGGTACTTTATTTGTGAAATATTGGATGATTCAACTAAATCGTTAATAGGATCTGTTCCGTCATCCACAATAATCCATTCTAAACGTGATTTAGGATAGTTTTGATTTTTAAAAATTTCAAATGTAATTGGAATAAATGGCCGACGATTAAAAGTAGGAGTACATACGCTTACAAAAGGTCTTTGTTTTATTGTTTTTTTTGAATTTTTATTCATTATTGTTCATAATTATATATATTGTTTATATAATTATAAATAATATAATTTATATGAATAACCATTTTAATGATCTTCAAAAACTATTACAAATAATTAAAATAAATCAAGATTATAATACTTTACAAACTTTATTAGGTATAATAAATTCACAACAAACACCGCCTAATTTGTTAAACCCAGGTGAAATTAATATAAAAGTAAAAACACCAACTAATAATAACATTAATGATAAGTATAATTTAAAAGATTTAATATCTTAACCCTTTAACGTTTTTGACATTTTTACAAACATTGAATATTTTACCTATTTTAAAATATTTAGACATTTTATTGTGGTATATTATATTGCCCGATTAAAATATTTAAACATGAAATCCGCGGATTAAGGCGTTAAATTAAATAAGGGTTAATGTTATAAAAATAGTAAACAAAAAAATAAACATATAATATATATTATATGTTTAGAAGTAGAACTCCAAAAATGTTTAGAGGTACAACTACAAAAGATTTAACAATAAGTGTGAGTGATAGTAAACTAAAAGATAATTTTTTTGGTTTAGTTATTGCGACGAATCTTGGGTTTGATAGTAGTTTAAACCCCGATGATATTTATACTACTACCACAACATATAATGAAGACGGTGATAAAATAATTAATTATAATATAGACTCACAAAATAATGATATTATAATTAGAACTAATGGTCAAAAAACGCCCATTATTATTAATGGTATGATGTTAGATCATGTTCCTAAACATACAACAAAATTAATTGTAAAAATAGAAAAACAAATAAAATTTAATAAATATACTACATCTACTGTTTTTATAGATTTTCAAAAACATGTTTCATTAATTTATCCAAGTATTTACTTATTAAATAAGCACGAAAGTGAATATAATAACCAATATTTACAGGCATATAGTAGTTTTACGGAACAACCCTACGATGAAATTATTTTACCCTACAATGAAATTAGTTTACCCGCCTCCGAAAGTGTTAAAATAACACAAGCACCACAAACAAACGTATCAAACAAAATATTAAAACACATAACAAACCACACCCCCTTAAAATTTAAAATACCAGACCCCCCCTTATCAAATCACCATAAATTAGCACAAGCACCACAAACAAACGTATCAAACAAAATATTAAAACACATAACAAACCACACCCCCTTAGTAAAACACATAACAAACCACACCCCCTTAGAAATTAAAATACCAGACCCCCCCTTATCAACTGACCATAAATTAGCACAAGCACCAGCAAAACAACCAGTATTAGGTAACATGGAAATAGAAAGTAAATCAGAAACTTTAAACACCACCCCCTTAAAAATTAATAAAGACCCAGACCCAGAACCCTTATTTAGTAGTAAACCAATACAAGAAGTATTACAAATAAAAACACCAATTACACCAATAAATTTAGAAACAAAAGTAAATAAAATGGAACCCGAAAATAAAACGGAACACTCCCTCGAACCCTATTTAAACGCAAATACAGAACAATTAGTAAAAAGAGAAAAAATACATAATCACCAAGAATTACATAAAAAAAAATCAATTGATGATTTAAATAGTAATGATGATTTAATTTTAGATAAGTTAGACGATTTAATTTTAGATAAGTTAGACTTATTAGATGAACCCCCAACTAATAGTGTTTTAAATACCAATCCCAATAAAGAACAATTATCCAAATCAGACGCCCCAAAAAGTTTAACTAATAAATCTGATTTGACCCACCATAAGGTTTCATTTAAAACCCAACAATTCGAACATTCATCCAACCTACCTAATAATTTTATTAAACCAAATATTTCAAATATAATTCAATCAAATAAAGATAAAACTTCATCTAAATTAATTAATACTGGTAAGAATAGTCTAATACAAACAAGAGGTGGAGGAAAAAAAACCAATTACAAAAAACAATTATTTAAAATTAAAAATAAAACAAAAACACATAAAAAAACAAAAACACATAAAAAAACAAAAACAAATAAAAAAACAA